CTTTGGAACAATATTCGACGTTCTGCGCAGGTGACCCCTTGGCATGCTCGACGTGCGCCAACGGCCATCTTTTTTTAAAATAGGCTAATCTTTGACGCTTTTTGAGCATAACATATCCTTGAATATGTTTAGTACCAGAAGCTCCAACCTCAATACCGCATATCATAAACTCATCCTCCTCTTCATTGAATCCTAAACACTCCGCTTCTGGATTATTTAAAGTAATGCACCAACATTTTGCACGGGGTGCCATTTGTTTTGGACGTAGGACGTGGACGGAAGTGAGAGGTAATACTAAGCTCTCACATCCTGTTAAGGGGGTAAACCCCCCTAAAACCCCCCTATCCTAAAAATCTCTAATGGATTGATTTCCTTCCGGAAATAACGACTGCGTCGAGCTTAATACTCCAGCACATTTTTATACTGGGACACCGCGTACCAACCGACAAGCGGCCGGCTGGCGGGTCCAATAACCCCGGGGCGTGCCCCGAGGACTTTCATGTACGAATGTATGTGAAACATATAACCTACTAGGAGATTCACGTGTTGGCGATAGACATTAATTTCCAGGAGGAAAATTCAAAACATGCCTTCTTACGACAACCAAACATACATTGACCATCACGACAAAGGACGTAAATTAAGAGATAGACTATACATTGACATGACCGATGATGACCACTTCATGCAATGGGGATTAGAAGAGTTGAACAGTGACATCCCTGATTCACCTAGTCCTTACCGTGACTGGGAAATGGGAAATACATGGCGTGGACATCATAGAGCACCACGACAACGATTGTTGTTACCTATCGTAATCCCTAGAGGGACAAACCATGAATTAGCAATGAGTGATATTGAATAAATATGATTTATTAAACCAATTGAGATTGTATTGAATGTACAACCTCCTCCATACCTTCGAAATCTGTGCCAACCTTTAACTGTTGGGCCCAAGCTGTTTGATTCCAAGCAAATTTATCCAAAAACGGAATACGTTGATGAACATGTATACGTTCTTTAAACATATAATTAACATTAGTAGCATTCGTAGCTACCTTCGTTGTATCTGTCTTTAATCTTACAGGTTTCCCCTCTAATCGAATCAATAAACAATGTTCTAACCCATAACGAGGTGCAGAAACGTTAACATTTCTAGCAACATCCGCATTAAGATCGTAAATAAAATTAGTACGAAAAAACGTAGTATGTTTATGCAATTCACCCGGTCTTAAATAAACCTTTGTTACATTTGCAATAGACCAAGATTGCAACAAAGCAACAACATCAGTGGGTTTAACATCTGGATCATAATAGTTAGTCAAAATACCATAACCAGCTGTATTAGAATTATCCGCTTCATTAAAATTATTAATAATTTCCGCAGACGGTGGTGGAACTAAACCACCTTCATAGGCTTTCTTCAATTTACAATCATATAACGTAACCCAAACTCCATCTTGTTGCTCATTAACAAACTGATATTCACGTTTAATCCAATCAACAGCAACCAATCTCGGCTCAAAACCCAAAACCACCGGTGGTATACCTGATGGTGCAACAACCTTCGCATTACTTGCAAATTTGTTACGAATAGAAGATAACGCGGTTGCAGGCCATTTGTTATAAAGACCTGTAGCATAGTAAACTAAATCCGGCGTTCCTGCATATTTACCAACCTCATGATTATAAATAACACCATGTTCACAATTAGCTCTATCAAATTTAGAATCCTTAGCTCTTCTCTGTGGCTTAAAGTTAAAACTAGAAATACTTACACCATCAATTCCAGTAGAACCACATTTTCCATGACTACTTTGAACCTCTGTTTTAGTTAAAGAGTTACTAATAGCTTTAGCTATTTTCAAACCTTGTTGAATAGTCATCTTAGGTTTACATTGTGATTTCTTTTTGATTTTATTTTTATGTTCAACTAAAGGAAGTCTTTTATCCTTCATCGTTTCAAAATTTCCCCCATGAAACTTTATGGAAAACCTAGATTTAATAAATCTAATATTAAGTATAAGCGCAAGCCTACTAAGCGGGTTCGTAGCATGGGCCGCAAAAAACTGTCTGGCATTAGCAAAGGCAAATGCTTTACGTGTAGAGGTACTGGAAAATACAAAAAACATAAATAAATTTAAGTAACTTTTACTGATTATTGAAATCCTCCATCTTCAATCTCATTCGATAAATATAATCTTCCTTCAACTCTTGAGATATCGGTACCGAATCTGTTTCGAACAATGACTTCACCTTCTTCGGTGAAATGTCTGATTGTAGTGACTCTTCTACAGAAGGCCGCTTCACGGACGGAGTCAAGACATTTCCACCACTCTTGGTAGGGGTGGTTACTAGTGATGTAGATTCGCTTGCTGACGAACTGCTTGTATCCTCCTTTGACTGGGACTCTGAGAGGGTATCGGTCTGCGAGTCGGAGGAGTGTATCGATTGACAGCCATCCATAGAACTCGTCAATAATGATTGTATCGTTGTAGTTATACCCATCCCACCAGTCAGATTTATCTTTCCAATATCCTCCTTCATCAATTTCAGCGCAGAAACGACTCTTTCCAGTACCGGTATACCCCCAAAGGATGTGGAGTTCGGTGCATTCTCGTCGATGACTGACACGAGTGTCCATATCTGCGACAAGAGCGCGTCGATATCGAATAAGAGTACCGTAATATCCTTCTCGGATTTGCTCATAACATTGACTTGCTGGGACATTATCAATTACTTCTTTTATATCGAGGAGATCGTTCCTTTTACCTTGCCATTGACCAATGGTACCGTGATCATGAGAACACCCGTCTTTGGAACAATATTCGACGTTCTGCGCAGGTGACCCCTTGGCATGCTCGACGTGCGCCAACGGCCATCTTTTTTTAAAATAGGCTAATCTTTGACGCTTTTTGAGCATAACATATCCTTG